TCTACAAGCCCTTGCTCGTTTACTCTTGTAGCACTTGAACCTCTACTAAAGTCAAAGTCGGCTTCTTGTATTTCTTTTATGCTTACGTTGTCAACAGTCCAAACATAATCTCCACTTGTTGTGCTTCTTGCTATTACAATTTCACTTGAATTACTGTTAGCAGTCCAAATGATATCGATATTTTGCAAAGATTCGTCAAGAGTTATAACTCCATTAGCTGTTGTAAGCCCTCCATTGTTACTCCCACTATCTTGAAATCTTATATCCTTGCCACTTGACCCACTTAAACCTTGAATTTTAGCAGTAAGTTTATATTGTTTGCCACTTGTATATGTAATTGGTTGTGTTATTTGAGAAAAACCACCACCTGTAACTGTTAATGTAGCTTTACCACCACTTATTGCAGCGTTGCTTTTTGTCCAATTACTATCTGTGTCAAAAGTACCATTAGTAACGAGTTCAGTAGGCAAGACTTGATAAGGTGGTATAACAGTATTTAAGCTACCATCTGAATATGCAGTAGGTGTTAAGACTATACTTGCTTTATTGTTTAAGTCTTTTAAGGTCGCATCTGTGCCATCTGAGTTCTCGTAATAGTCAGAGTGGTTGTATAGCTTATTGGTCGCTGCGTGGTCATAGTACACATCGCCAAAGCCCTCTGCATTAGGATTTCCGAAGTTGCTTCTGTGATATATTTCGTTTGGCATCTAAATATTTCTTTAACTTAATTATGTTCTCCTTTTTTGGTTTATACTTGCTTATAATACCCATCCGTGAAATAAACTATCTTTATCTGGATGAATATCCTCGTTATTGTTTGTGTAATATTCTGGAAACTTGCTATCAGCATTATAACTCATATAGTCTATAAATCGTTGAGTGTAATACTCAGCATAATCTCTTTCCTTACTAATTAACAAGTCAACCTCTTCTTTATTTGCTATTGTGCTATTCTCCGAGCTATGCTTAAATACGCCACCATTAGAGATGGAGTATGCAGCAAACGGAAGATATTCAGTCATAGCATAGTGAATAAGCATAGGCTGTATGTAATCGTTTACTAAATCTAAATAGTCTCCAGTAAGAGTACCTGCAATAATATCTGCACCTATCTTATCATATAAGTCAGTACCCATATAATTTCTAACGTGAATCTCTTGAGCTATCTTAATAAACTGTATAAACTTGTCAGTGTCCACATTAGCATTTAATGCGGTGTTCTTTACAAGGTCGGCTCTTTTTATGAATAATGCAGTTGCCATATTACTCCTCTGTTTCTATTTTAGTTTCTTCTTCAACTTGGTCTTTCTTTACGCCAGTCTCTTTCTCTACTTCACTCTCTGAAATAGCGTTTGTCAAATCAGTAAACTCAAGAGGCTGTAATGTTTTGAAGTATATATCTAAATCAATTCCGTTATAAGAAAGAACCTTCTCAAGCTCGTCTAAGATTGTTACTTGCATAGGTCGAATAACAGTATTGTCCATAAGAACTGATGCTGTCTGTAACTCTTCAGCATTATTGCCAAGACCAGTTGTATCTTTAATACCAACAAGCATAGGCGATACAATTCGGTGAGATACCATAACTTTACGCATAGACTCATCAGACAAGAATTGATACTGCTGGTGGGCGTCAGATAACTGCACTGGCTCTATTGTAGCTGCAAGTTCTTTCGAGTCATTAAACGCCAAGATAAAGCGACCTGCGTTAGAACTACCGCTAAACTTATCTATAATACTTCTTTCAATCATATCACGTTGCTCATCTGGCGGAACACCGTTATTGAAGTTAATAAGCATAGAAGGCGCAAGACCATTCTGTATATTGTTAATGTGATAGTTTGCTACTTCTTCTTCGAGCTCTGCATATTGTAAACCACCCTGATAATCTACTGGCGAATAATATTTATAACCAGCTCTGTATGGCTTAATGTACAATATCTCAAGTGGCGCATTAGAATAACCAAATGCAGGTATTCTCTTTAGCTTAGTTCTGTTGTTTACATTCTCCCAATCAGAACTGTAGTAGTAAGCAACTATCTCCCCTTTTGAATTGCATTTCTCAGCTCTAAGTGTTTCTACAGGAATGTGCTCTACAGTAGCAATCTTCTTTCTGTCTTTAGTGTATATAACTTGAAGTGCAGATTGACCCATCATTTTATAGTCATAGCATATCTTCTTCATACAGTCCTTAGTGAAGAGCTCCTTCATCTCATCGTACTGTTCTTTCTTTTCTCCGCTATCCGTAGCATCTAATCCTTTGCCATAAATCATTTCTGCAATACCGTTAATCGCAGCGTTATTTGTTGGCGAACCATTATACCTGTCTATAAGGTATTCGAAGTAGTTGTTGTCATCGCCATACGATATCCAATCCTGATTCTTATATTCCTTTATATCAGGTCTTGAATAAGACTCAAGATTCACAATATGTATCTTACCGTCTTTTACCTGTGGCATTGGGCGATTATTATTTCTTTTTACTTTGCGACTCATAATATAACAAATTCATTATCGTAGCTATCTTCAACTACATAATCATCTTTATGTACGTCAAACTTCTCATAGTTAGTTTGATTAGTACAGAATATAAGACCTTTATAAATCACGTTAGAGCCATCTTTTACCTCAAATGAATAGAATCTATCCTCAACAAGAGAAAAGCTGCCAGAGAGCGTCATAAATGGGTCTGAGGAGGTCTTAGATACACTTACAGTAGTAGTGGTGTTCTTACTTTTATCAGTAAGCTCAAGAGTTGGCGCACTCGCATCAGAACGAGGAACTATCTTTAACTCTTGTGCGTCAGTTGATGTACTTAATATGTGCATACCAAAGTAACAAAAATACAACATTTTGTTTTCATTACATAAAAAAATAGGGGATGAAAACACCCCCTATTAGATTCATAACCCTATTAAATTTATGAAGGGTCTCTTTGAGTAGATTCTGTAGCTGTAGCACTTGACATACCTGCGAATGGGTCAGAGTCAGTACCACCATCAACAAATGAAGGCATACGAAGCTCGTTAGCAGTTAGTGTAAGTGTATATCCATTCAAATCACCCATAGCAGTACCAGTAACAGCAGTACCGCCAGTAACATCAGCACCATTATCAGCACCAACTAATAAGAACTTATCATCAAATGTTTGAACAACAACGTGTGGTCTGCCATACGCCATTAGTTTCAATTCTTTGTTGTCCTCTTTAGTCAGCTTGAATAAAGTGATGTTTACGACTTGCTCAAAGAATGTAGTTCCGTTCTCAAGAGAAGACGTAATGTTAGTTTCAAGGGAAGAGTTACCTTTGACATCGTAGGTATGATAATTGAAAGTTCCTGTCATATCAGTAATTTCGTCACTGCTACCAAAAGTTAGCGTTCCTAAATCACCGAAATCTACAAAATGTACTTTCTTAATACCACCTACGGCATCCTTACAAGGTCTTAATCTTCCGCCAGTTAAATCACAAGCCATATTATAAATATTAAAAAGGGGATGGGTTTAACACCCCCTTATATTAGACGATTAATTATTAAGCAAGAGTCTGTAATACGAGGTCACCACCGATTCCGTATTGGACACCAGAGGTAAAACGCATTATCACACGAACATTCTGACTTCCGTCAATGTCCGCCATATCTATCAACTTAACTTCGTTGTGGTCAGATAATAGACCAGTACCAAATGTCAAGTTAGAAGCCTCACCTGCAACGATGTGGTCAGAAGGCATACCAGGAGCTTGTTGGATTTTAATACCTTCAAAAGAAAGTGCATTCCCCATATTATACCATTGTGTTCCTTTGTCTCCAGTACCAGCAGCACCAAGACCAGAAGCTCCAAATCCACCAAGCGCACGAACATAAGCCTGAAGGGCTACGGTAGGTACATAGATAGTTAAATCTTCTTTTCCGTAAACAGCAGAAGGAATTGAATCTACCACATTACCTAACAATGAAATGATGTTAGTAGATGTGTATGAAGTTTCAGAACCATTAGCAGCGTCATTTACATCAGAGTCAGCAGCCATAAGAACTGTGAAACCGTCAAATTCACCTGCGTTACCGTCAACGCCTCCCCAGATGTTTTGCTCAGTTTTCTCAGCAACTTTAGCAGCAACGTGACCTAATACAAAGTCAGCAAATTTAGGAGGCAAGTTGTCAAATGCAGAATACCCCATTTGTACAGCTTCCCAATCGCTACGAAAATCCTTTTTACATAGTTCGAGGTTTACTTGGAACTCTTCTGGTTGAAGAATTCTTTCAGTAAGCGTAAGTGCACTTGAAGTAGCAGAGAAGTCACATCCAGCATTAGCAATAATGTCTGTAGAGGCGATTTTCTTTACAACTTCCTTGAACTTTACGTTTGGTTTGATAGTAATAGAACCATCAGCCAATGTCTTACCGCTTAGTAGAGCAGCAGAAATATATTTCCCTGCAAACTCACCAGCGTAAGTTGAAGTGATACTGGCAACAGAGCCAGTTAAGTTTACTTGTTGTGTGCTCATTTTTATTTATATTAATTTAGAAAATACATTATCAATAGTAGAAGCATTACGATTTATTGAATAACGTAACACATCTTTCTTTTCATCTTCTTGGTTAGGTGCGTGGTTGATTGGCTCAACTGCTGGTTCAGCAGATAGTTTCTCAATCTGTGCACTTAACTCAGACTTTTCTTGTTCGTAAGATTCTCTTTCTTTTGACATATCACCTTTCATAGACTCAATCATATCTTTGAGTTGAGAGATTTTACTATCAAATTCATCACGAGAAACATATTTTTCTTCTTCCAATTCTTCTTCTTCAGACTCTTCTTCAGATTCAGGAGCTTCTTGCTCATCCTCTTCAGCTAATTCTTCGGAAACTTCATCAGATAGTTCAGTAGTCTCTTCGACTACTTCTTCGTTTTGTTCAGACAACGCAACTTCTTCTTTGACTTCAACTTCGGCAGTAACTTCTTCGGCAGCAACTTCTACGTTATCTACTTCTTCTTTTACTTCTTCAGAATTAATCATAGAAAGTTTTTGCATAATGTCTTTTAAAATAAGAGTTGCTTTACCTTCCATAATAAAATTTAACTTTAAAGTATATAATAATAACTAATAATAATTCCTCTGTTAGATTTTCCCAATACCTTGAGCTCTCAATGTTCCATCGCAGCACTTGCGAGAATATGTCTTTCCATCTTTGCACAAGCAACCACGTCTTGAATTGCGTGGAGATGTTGTGCTTGGTGTTTCAAATGCTTTTTTCATTTCTTACTTGATTTAGGGTGTTTCTTTGGCAATAGGTCGTAATCTGTTGTGTATTTAGCGTTTTGAGGTCTTCCGTTCTTTAATAGGTATATATAAGCGTTTACTCTCGCTTGCGCCCACTGCTCGGCTGACTTTACCATAGGACTATGTGATGTTTGAAATGCACCTACGCCACGCTGATATACAGATTTGAGTTGACCTACAGTAGTTCCGTAACCAAGTTTAGATTTATACTTCTCATTAAAGTCACTTGCTTTCTTCTGTAACGACTTCAGCACTCTGGCTGGAACAGATACTCCCCTTCCTTTCCCAGCAGCTCCTTTTGGATTGCGTTTGCTACCTCTCTTTGGAGAAGGGTTTTTAGTATCGGAATTTGGTGCTTTCGGGCTTCTAATAATTCTTCCTTTGTCATCGTATTTAGCTAATTTATGTTCTTTACAAGGCATATACCACGTCTGTCCATCTACATCGTGAGTGTGATATCCCTCACAGCCAATATCCTTTGCAATCTTTAACGCTTCTTCTTTTGTATCGTAGGCGAGTCTCCCATTAATCTCTTTAGTGGATAATTCCATTTTAGATTCCTGAGAGTTTATCTCATCAAGTTTAGTTTCTGCCCAACGGATTCCTGCTTCGCCTCCCCAAGCATCCCATAGAAGACCACCACAACCTTTATTGTATGGTTCGTCTTTCTTTTTCTCAAATCTATTGTAAGATGCCATCTCTGATATCAAACAGCGAGATAATGGCTTACCATCAGACAATAGTTTGGCAAATTGCCACGCTTGAGGCGTTCCGCATCTCGGTTTATTGCTATCATAATACGCAAGAGCCTTTCTGGCGTTCTTTCTTGCAGCAGATGGGTAATCTTTGTATGTCTTGTCATACAAACCAAGTTCAAGCTCCTCAGATAGCTCGTGACAGTCACAATTAAGGTCTAATTCACCTAATTGGCGTAGTTTAGACCTACTCCAAGACAATCCTGCCTTACCACCCCATAGAAGGTATGAAATTGTACCACAAGCCTTAGAATCACTTGGGTCATAGTATTCAGCAGCTCTTGATAAGTAAGAATACATCCTCTTTATCGTGGACACACTGAGTTTTTCACCCCTACTGAGCTGCTGTGCTCTTACTTTTCCCACGGAGGTGGCGCACTTATTATTTACCTTCTTATTTAGCTCAATACCACGCCTTGCATTGTTTCTAACGCCACTTCCGTAGTCTCCGTATGTAGCTAATTCGTATTTATCGCCAAGAATTACGTTAGCAACCTCTAAAAGTATTTGCTTAGCTTCGTTCTCTTCCTCAAGTTGCTCTATTTGAGACATAGCAACCTCGTCAGTGAAGTAACCTTCAATAGAGAAGCCTTTTACTTTACCAGATTTAACATAATCATCCCAAACCTCTTCATTATTTACTTTCATAGATACCATCCAAGTACCTACAGGCATATCTAAACCGTATTTACGGCTCTTGTCGTGCACTTTATCCTCTACAATCCACGATTCTACCACAGACAAGCCGTTAAGCTCTGCTTGGTGCTCTAAAGTGCTTTTATTTTGATTACCACGCATTAAAAATAGCTCTGACGCTTTTCGTACAGTGTCTTCTGAGAAGTAAATGTAGTATTCATCCTCGCCATTACGTCTGTAGATGTTCTTATTGGGTATAAGTGCTGCACCCATAAGAATCTTCTTCTCCTTATCTACTTCGGCAAGTTTTACTTCTTTCTCTTCGGATAGGGCGATAAAATGCTCTTCTATCGCTGGTTTCTCTACTATTGAAATGGCATCTATGCCAGAGAACAATCCTTCTTCATCTATAAAAAGTTCTATAATTCTCATACTATTAAATTAACCGAATGATGCGGTGTTTGTTATGTTTCTATCAAGTTCTTGTTGTGTAGATATATCTTTACCTACTACGAATGCTTTTACTGGTTTCTCTTGTTGAGTTGTCACAGCTTGTGCTAACTGAGATGTCTGAGATGCACCAACAACATTAAAGTCTGGTGCTTGAATTGAGACAGCTCCTCCAGCTCCTCCACTACCAGAAGTATCTTTTGGTGCTCCTTTTTTACCTATTAAAGAAGCTAATATATTTGCAATAGACAAAGCTGCACTAATTTTAGTTCTTGTATTAGATGCTTTAGCTTCAGCTTGAGCCACAAGGAATGATGGGTTTGGTGTTCCAAATGGAGGTAAAAATGCAGGTATCGCATTTGCTGATGCGGTTTTTGCAGCGATAGATGCTTGAGCACTAACGATAACTTTTGCTATTGCAGCACCCTTTTCTACAGCCAAAGCCACGTTAGCAAGTGCTTTAGAACGATTACCTAATTTCTCAAGTAAAGAGCCTGTCTGTTCAGCGAATCCGACATACTCCATATTGACATTCTTCTTCGCCTCTATAGATGATATTTCCCTTTCTAAGTCATTCTGTCTTAGTTCATCCTGAAGAGAATAATACTGAGATTGCAATTCAGCCCTAACAGCTACATCTTCAGTCTCAAGCTCAATTCTCTTAGCGATAAAATCCATATCCTGTTGAATACGATTCTCATTTGCATTAAAATAAAGCTCGTTACTTTCTTCTTCAAATGTCTTTTGAGTTTCTATTCTACCATCAAGATATTTCTTTAGTATATCATCTGCACGTTCTTGTTCTTTAGCGTCATCTTCAGTGCGCTTTCTTGTTAGCTGAGTTCTTTTTGTATTGAAAGCCCTTTCGAGTTCAATAGTGACTTGACGGCTTTCCTCGTCAGCTAATCTTATAGATTCATTGTACTCATCATTAGCCTTCTTTCTTTCATCTGCGTCTTCAGTAGTTTCTAAGAATTCATCTAATCTAAGTTTTTGTTTAGCCTTAAAGGAATCAACTCTTATTTTAAGCTCTGCTTTAGCGTTTATCTCTTCTTGATTAATAATTTCATCAGCAGTCATCATCTGAGTATCTACAGCTTTCTGTCTGAAACTTTCTTCTAATTTATCTAAATCAAGAAGGTGTTGCTTAAAGTTTCTTTCTCTTTTACCATAACCCTTTTTAGTCTCTTCAGTTTGAATATCAGTAAACTCCATAAGGATGTCGATAGTCTTTTCGGAATCATCTATTTCATCTTGATTAAGTTCAAGTATCTTTTTAAGATTCTTTATCCTACCTTCTATACCCCTTTTCTCTTTTCTTTCTAAGTCAGTAAGTTGAGAAAATCTTTTTCCAGATTGTTCTTCTTCAACTCTTTGCAATTCTAATTGTGATACCTGAAGTCTCTGTTGAACATCCTTAATACTTGTGAAACCCTCTTCTCTTGCTTTTACCTCTCTATCAACTTGAACCTGAATAATCTTTGCAGCTTCTTCTTCAATCTTAATGGCTGCTTGACGAGCCATAGCTTGTATCTTAATTTGTTTAGTGTACTCCTTTGTTATCCTTATAGCTTCCTCATTCTTGCTTTTAAGGTCTTCGGTGCTTAATCCAGCATCTTTCAATAACTTTATGTACTCAGGAAACTCTTTCTTTAACATCTTTGTGGCATCAGCCATCTCTTCAGATGATTTCCAGCCATTCTGAAGTGTCCTTGTGTATATCTCAAATGAGCCAGTTTGCTGCTTAATAGTGTCCGCAGCACCCTTCATAGCGTCTCTCAGCTCTCTTGTTGCGCCAAGTAATCTGGCGAAGAAATCAAATATCTGAGGACCGAATGAAATGATAAGCTGTAATGCGATTAATAGACCTCCAGTTCCAATCAAAGAACCTGCAAGTTGTTTTAACGAAGGTCCAATTCCACCAGCAGTCTTAGCAAATGAAGAGAATAATGTCACAACCTGAGACAAGTTGTTTGCAATCGCAGTAAATCCAAAACTTGCATCAGATGCTAAACGACCTGTTTCGAGTAAGATTGCATTGTTAAGACCAGACTGAGCTCTTCCTTGCTTTATACCTTTAGCTAAATCAACAGCAGATTTCGCTGCTAAATTATTAGCTAATCTCTGGTCGTCTGTGGCTGCCTTTAATTTAGCATATTCTTTACCACCTTCGCTTAATTCAAAGTTAAGAGCCTCTTGCGCTTTTTCTACCTTACTTAAAGATTTAGTGACTCCAGCAGCACCACTTTTAGCTTGGCTGTCGTTAATCTTTATCGATATTATGATGTCTTGTTTAGCCATTTCTGTATGATTTTGATTTTCTTACTCTCTCTAACACTTTTTTAGTTTCTTTCCAATCTCTTGG